TTATCTCACCCCTAACGGGGTGACCCATTTAACCATGCTACTTATCGATATCAAAATTCTACAAAACCATGCAGAAAAAAATCATGGATTTTGAACACCCTTGGGATAGGGGAACTCTATTTTTCGGATTTTGAACACATTCTATCTCGCAGAATTCAACCCATAAACACGAGGCAATTTGCTTCAAACTTAGGGTGAAAGCGAAAATGACAAATGACAAGTGACGCCTTAAGATATTGGTAATCAAGCAATTAAGTGTCACTTTGTCATTTGAAATATTTCTTAATTCTGAGTTAATAAGTGTAAATGTTAACATAGAAGGTTAGTAATGAGTTCTTTTAAAATTTGCACACTTTCGCGGTACGAAAAAAATATTTTACCCCAATAAACACTATAAGAGTGAATCGATTTTAACATTTAGAAACGCCACAAATTTGCGAAAAATTTGGATTACCCTTTTTCGTGTTGTAACTTTGCACTCGCAAGTTTGCTAAAACACGCTCCATTTTGGTGGATGAAAATTCCGATATCATTCCGATATCATTCCGATATCATTCCGAAGGAATACAGAACGCTTTTTGGAGCTATTTTCTAACCTTAAAACGCATTTCATCATGGCAAAAATCATTCCTATCGATGTCATCAAGGGTGTTTCAGATAATTGGGGTGGTAGAAGGTCTAAAGTTTTTTCATTTTGTTCTTCACTCACCTTGCACTACTTTGCTTTGCGAAGTTAGGCTGCGGTTCAGAAGAAAAAATGAAAATTTTTTGATTTTCATTTTGTCCTTCACTCACCTTGCACTAACTTTGAACCATTAAAATTTAAGACTATGCCAAAAACAACAATTTCAAACCGAAACATTAATGCGGATATGAGATATTTGAAGCTCTTAGCAAGAGATTTTCCTACTATCTCACAAGTGACAACCGAGATTATAAACTTGGAGGCCATCCTGCATTTGCCCAAACCTACAGAGCACTTCCTTGCCGACTTGCACGGCGAGACAGAAGCGTTCCAGCATGTGCTGCGAAATGCATCGGGCAATATAAAACGTAAAGTGAAGGAACTGTTTGGCAACACATTGCGCGAAAAAGAAATCCGCGACCTCTGTACGCTGATTTACTATCCCAAACAAAAGTTGGAACTGGTAAAGCAAAATGATACTGACCTGTCAGACTATTATCAAACTACGCTCAACCAACTCATTGCTGTTTGCCGCAATGTGTCTTCTAAATATACCCGCTCAAAGGTTCGTAAGAGTTTGCCACCTGAGTTTGCTTATATCATTGAGGAATTGCTGCACGAAAGCAGCGATGATCGCAATAAGCAGGCTTATGTGGGCGTGATTATTCAAACCATTATTGGCACAGGACGTGCCGCAGGTTTTGTAATGGCTATTTGCGAACTTATTCAGCGCTTGTCTATCGACCAACTTCACATTCTTGGCGACATCTTCGACCGTGGACCGGGCGCACACCTTATTATGGATACGCTCAGCAAATATCATAACTGGGACATCCAATGGGGTAACCACGACATTTTGTGGATGGGGGCTGCGGCGGGCAATAAGGCTTGCATTGCCAGCGTGTTGCGATTATCGTTCCGCTATGCCAATACGCAAACGTTAGAGGAGGGATATGGCATAAATATGGTGCCTATGGCTACTTTTGCCATGGAGACTTATGCCGATGACCCTTGCAAGGTGTTCTATCCTAAAATAGAAGACCCAAATCGTCGTCCTAACGAAAAGACGTGTAAACTCATCGCACAGATGCACAAGGCGATTGCCATCATACAGTTTAAACTCGAAGGACAGCTCTACCAACAACATCCTGAGTGGAAAATGGATGATAGAAAATTGTTGGAAACCATTGATTTTGAAAAGGGCACTTGCTGCGTAGATGGAACTGAATATCCGTTGACCGATTTAAACTTCCCCACACTCGACCCTGCGAATCCTTACCAACTTACAGCCGAGGAGGAAGACCTTATTAATCGTTTGCAGCATTCATTCCTCATCTCAGATCGTTTGCAGGCGCATGTGCAGCAATTATTGCTCCATGGCAGCATGTATGGCATTTACAATTCTAACTTGTTGTTCCATGCCTCTGTGCCTATGAATCAGGATGGTTCGCTTAAGGAGATCGACGTGGAAGGTCAAACCGTGTCGGGACGTGACCTGATGAAGAGGGTTGAGGAGTTGGTGCGCGAAGGCTTTGATGAGGATGCTGATGCTACCGAACGACTTCGTGCTTCTGATTACTTTTGGTATCTGTGGTGTGGTCCCGACTCACCTCTGTTCGATAAGTCTAAAATGTCTACCTTTGAGCGTTACTTCATTGAAGATAAAAACACGCATAAGGAGGCAAAGGGGTATTATTATACGCTGCGCGATAATGCCGATGTATGCGACCACTTAATGGATTCGTTTGGAGTGGCAGGTAAGCACCGACATATTATTAACGGACATGTGCCTGTGCGTGCATCGAATGGCGAAAACCCCATTAAGGCTGGAGGCAAGCTCATGGTGATTGATGGCGGATTTGCTAAGGCATATCATAACACTACGGGTATTGCAGGGTATACTTTAGTTTATCACTCACGCGGTTTCCAATTGGTGCAGCATGCGCCATTTACTTCGACCGAAGAGGCGATTCTTAATGGCACAGACATCAAATCGACCACTCAAATTGTGGAGATGATGGGGCATCGTGCTATGGTGAACGATACAGATAAGGGTGCAGAATTGCGCGAGCAAATTGCTGACCTCGAAAAACTGCTCGTGGCTTATAGACGTGGCTTTATCAAGGAAATGTAAATAAGAGTAGGGCAGTAATTTATCGTAATAGCATAAAAGCTACGCCCTCTTCTTCAAAAATATTTTTCAGAAAAAAATGAAATCTCTCAAAGAATTATATCGCATCGGCATAGGTCCGTCTTCATCGCATACCATCGGCCCGCGTACAGCTGCCGAAACTTATTTAAGAAAACACCCCGATGCACAAGGTTTTCGTGTAACGCTTTATGGTAGTCTTGCGGCTACGGGTAGGGGACACTTAACCGATTTCGCAATACTACAGGTGTTGGGCGAAAATCGCACAGAACTTATTTGGTGTCCTGAAATTGTATTGCCTTTCCACCCGAATGGCATGAAGTTTGAGGTGCGCAAAAATAATGGCGATTTTCAAGATGCGTGGACCGTTTACAGTGTGGGTGGGGGAGCCTTAGTCGAAGAAGGACAAGTGCAAACCGATACGCCCGATGTGTATGACCTCGACCATTTGTCGGACATTCAAAAATGGTGTGAAGAGCGTGGCGTGTCGTATTGGGAATATGTGCAACACTGCGAGGGTACCGAAATTTGGGATTATCTTGAAAAGGTGTGGCACACCATGTGCGAGGCTGTAGAGCGTGGCATTGAACACGAAGGTGTGTTGCCTGGGGCACTAAAGCTTCGTCGCAAAGCACCCGATTATTACATCCGTGCAATGGGCTATCCCACAAATCTTCAGTCGCGTGCTTTTGTGTTTGCCTATGCTTTGGCAGTGAGCGAGGAAAATGCTTCGGGGGGTACTATTGTGACAGCTCCTACTTGTGGCGCAAGTGGCGTGGTTCCGGCTGTGCTCTATCATCTTAGCAAAACTCGCAAGTTCCAAGAAACGCGCATTCTCCATGCACTTGCCACAGCAGGTATCGTGGGCAATATTGCCAAGAGTCGTGCCTCCATCTCGGGGGCTGAGGCTGGTTGTCAGGCTGAAGTAGGCGTGGCATGTGCCATGGCAGCAGCTGCTGCTAACTATTTGTTTGGCGGTTCGTTGGCTACCATCGAATATGCTGCCGAAATGGGCTTAGAGCATCACTTAGGAATGACTTGCGACCCTGTATGCGGTTTGGTGCAAATTCCTTGCATTGAACGCAATGCACATGCTGCGGCTCGTGCCCTTGATGCAAATATATATGCCAATCTTTCGGATGGGGCACACCGCATCATTTATGACAAAACAGTCGAGGTAATGAAAGAAACCGGACACGACCTCCCCTCGCTTTATCGCGAAACTTCTGAGGGTGGGTTGGCTAAGGACTTCCGTGGTTGATTTTTTGAAAAAATGGAAGATTGGGGGATAAATAGAATAAAAAAATCTGTTTTATAGCCCCATCTTCATGCTACAGATTACAACACAATACAACAAATAGAGGCAGAACTCTTTTTGTTGCATTGTGTTGTCCCTTCTGTAATTTTGTAATCTATATGTTGTCAATGCTATAGAAAAGCACTAAAAAGTAATACAGTGTTTTATGGGCGAAAAACGCCTCTTTAAGACTTAAAATCAATTATTCTTAACACTAAAACCGCGTTTTTTTAAAGTCGACATGCAATTTCTTAGGATAAAACTTGCGTGTTTTATTCCAAAATTATATATTTGCGCAAGTATTTGGTATAACAACCGATATCCGACTATAGAAAACATTATTAACAGATGACAATTCAATTAAGAAAAATACATGAATAACATTAAAAGAGTCTACACTTTCGGTAACGGAAAGGCAGAGGGACGCGCTGACATGCGCAATGAATTGGGTGGCAAGGGTGCAAACCTTGCAGAGATGAACCTTATCGGTGTACCCGTACCCCCGGGCTTTACCATTACCACCGATGTGTGCAACGAATACTACGAAATTGGCAAAGACCAAGTAGTAGCTTTGCTTAAGGAAGAAGTTGAAAAGAGCTTACATCAAACTGAAGAGTTGATGAATAGCAAATTTGGTGACGTAGAAAATCCCCTTTTGCTTTCTGTTCGCTCAGGTGCTCGCGCTTCAATGCCAGGTATGATGGATACCATCCTCAACCTTGGTTTGAACGATGAAGTGGTTGAAGGCTTGGCTCGCAAAACTGGCAATCCTCGTTTCGCTTACGATGCTTATCGTCGTTTCGTACAGATGTATGGCGACGTAGTACTCGGCATGAAGCCCGTAAACAAAGAAGACGTTGACCCCTTCGAAGCTATCATCGACGAGGTGAAGGAAGCTAAGGGCGTTAAACTCGACAACGAACTCGAGGTTGAAGACCTTAAAGAACTCGTAGTGCGCTTCAAGAAGGCTATTGTAGAACAGACTAAGAAGGAATTCCCCACCGATCCTATGGAACAGCTTTGGGGTGCCATCTGCGCTGTGTTCGATTCATGGATGAACGAACGTGCTATCCTCTATCGTAAGATGGAAGGTATTCCCGCAGAGTGGGGTACTGCCGTAACTGTTATGGCTATGGTATTCGGTAACATGGGCGCTACTTCGGCTACAGGTGTATGCTTCAGCCGTGACGCTGCTACAGGCGAAGACCTCTTTAACGGTGAATGGTTGGTTAATGCACAGGGCGAAGACGTTGTGGCTGGTATCCGTACTCCGCAGCAAATTACACTCGAAGGCTCACGTCGTTGGGCTGAGTTACAAGGCATTAGCGAAGAACAGCGTAAGGCTGAATATCCTTCTATGGAAGAGGCTATGCCTGAAATCTATCGCCAACTCGATGCTATCCAGACTAAGCTCGAAGAGCACTATCACGATATGCAGGATATGGAGTTCACCGTACAAGAAGGTAAACTCTGGTTCCTCCAAACTCGTAATGGTAAGCGTACAGGTGCTGCCATGGTTAAAATCGCCATGGATCTCCTCCGTCAGGGCATGATTGATGAAAAGACTGCCATCGAACGTTGCGAACCTCAAAAACTCGACGAACTCCTTCACCCCGTATTCTCAAAGGATGCCTTGGGCAAGGCTAAAGAACTTACTCGTGGTTTGCCCGCAAGTCCGGGTGCTGCCTGTGGTCAGATTGTATTCTTCGCTGACGATGCAGCTAAGTGGCACGAAGATGGTCACAAGGTTGTGATGGTTCGTATCGAAACTTCACCCGAAGACCTCGCAGGTATGGCTGTTGCTGAAGGTATCCTTACTGCACGTGGTGGTATGACTTCACACGCTGCCGTAGTTGCTCGTGGTATGGGTAAGTGCTGCGTAAGTGGTGCTGGCGCTATCAATGTTGACTACAAAAACCGTACTGTAGAAATTGACGGTGTAGTGCTCCACGAAGGTGACTACATTTCATTGAATGGTACTAATGGTCGCGTTTATCAAGGCGAAATCCAAACTCAGGCTGCCGAACTTTCAGGTGACTTTGCTGCCTTGATGGATCTCTGTGCTAAGTATACTCGTTTGCAAGTTCGTACCAATGCTGATACTCCGCACGATGCAGAAGTTGCTCGTAAGTTTGGTGCTGTAGGTATCGGTCTTTGCCGTACAGAACACATGTTCTTCGACAACGAAAAGATCATCGCCATGCGCGAGATGATTCTTGCAGAGAACGTAGAAGGCCGTAAGAAGGCACTTGCTAAGCTTCTTCCCTACCAGAAGGAAGACTTCAAGGGTATCTTCCGTGCTATGGACGGCTATCCCGTAAACGTACGTTTGCTCGATCCTCCTCTCCACGAATTCGTTCCTCACGATCCTAAGGGTCAAGAGGAAATGGCAAAAGCTATGGGTGTTACAGTTGAATACATCCGTCAGCGTGTAGAAAGTCTCTGCGAACACAACCCGATGCTCGGTCACCGTGGTTGCCGTTTGGGTAACACTTAGGATCAAATCACGCAGATGCAGACTCGTGCCATCCTTTCTGCAGCAATCGACTTGAAGCGTGAAGGTCTCGATCCTCACCCCGAAATCATGGTACCTCTCACAGGTATTCTCTATGAGTTCGAAGCACAAGAGAAGGTTATCCGCGACGAAGCTGCAGCACTCTTCAAGGAAGAAGGTCTCGAAATCCCCTTCAAGGTAGGTACGATGATTGAAATTCCTCGTGCTGCTCTTACAGCCGATAAGATTGCATCACGTGCTGAATACTTCAGCTTCGGTACTAACGACCTTACTCAGATGACATTTGGTTACTCACGCGACGATATCGCAAGCTTCTTGCCTGTATACCTCGAGAAGAAGATTCTCTCTGTTGACCCCTTCCAGGTTCTCGACCAGAATGGTGTAGGTCAGTTGGTAGAAATGGCAGTAAACAAGGGTCGCACAGTTCGTCCCGAACTCAAGTGCGGTATCTGCGGTGAACATGGTGGTGAACCTTCATCAGTTAAGTTCTGTCACAAGGTAGGTCTTAACTACGTAAGTTGCTCACCCTTCCGTGTGCCCATCGCACGTCTCGCAGCTGCGCAGGCTGCTGTAGAGGAATAATAAGATAAGCCCTCGTAACTAACGAGTTAGGCGGTAAGTCTCTGATAATAAAGAGGCTTGCCGCCTAAGTTGTTTTTAGGCGGTCTGCACATTCTGCACGATAATCATGCAGAATGTGTAGGGCTTGCTTACCAAAACTTACACCAAATCGGCATGATGCGCTTACCAATGCTTACACATGATTTTTGAATAACAAAAAAAATACAGAGACAATGGCAATGTTTAAACCAGTAATCAGAAGACCGCGCAAAGACGGTTTCTTCCAAGTGTACATTCGGGTGATGCAGAACCGCAAGCCCGGATACATCAAGACCGACAAGGTTGTTACGAAAGACTATCTCGACAAGAACAATGACATCACTGACCCTTTCGTGAACGAGTATTGCATGAGGCGCATACTCCGTTTCACAGAACTGCTCAACCGTGTGGATAGTTCAAAGTGGACGGTCAAGCAGATAATCGAGTATGTGACCAAGGAGGACGAGGACTTGTGCTTTTCGGACTATGCGCACCTGCACATAAACCGCATGATTGACAACGGACAGTTGAGGAACGCGAAGAACTACAAGCTGGCACTCCAGCACATGGAGCGGTTTGCAGGGACAACGAGGGTGATGTTCGGGCAACTCACCTCCACTTTCGTGAACCTGTGGGTGCAGTCGTTGGAACAGACGCACAGGGCAAAGGAGATGTACCCGGTATGCATGAGGCAGGTGTTCCGGGCTGCCGTGGCGGAATACAACGACTACGACAACGGAGTTATCCGCATCAAGACGAACCCTTGGGGCAAGGTGAAGATACCACAGGCTGACCGCACGGCAAAGATTGCCATCAGCCCGGAGGAGTGCCGCGTGTTCTTCGCTGCCCCATTGCCCGAGACGAAAATGATTGATCCATTGCCCGAGATTGGTCGGGACGTGTCGAAGATGATACTCTGTCTTGCTGGCATCAACACGGTTGACCTTTTCGAGATGCGGAAAGAGAACTACCGAAACGGCTGCTTGTGTTACAACAGAGCCAAGACGAGAAAGACACGCACGGATGATGCCTACATCGAAATGAGGGTTGAGCCAGTGATACAGCCGTTGGTGGAGAAATACTTGGCAGAGCCTAACGACCCTTACCTGTTCCGTTTCCACAAGCGGTTTTGTGACAGCGACTCGTTCAATGCAGGGGTGAATGGCGGCATAAAGCAGATATGCAGGAGTCTGGGCATACCCAAGGAGAAGCAATACAGGGCGTACACGTTCCGCCACACTTGGGGTACGGTGGCACAGAATGACTGCGGTGCGACCATAGACGAGGTTGCCTTTGCAATGAACCACTCACACGGACGCACCATCACGCGCGGTTACATCAAGCTGGACTTCTCTCCTGCATGGGAACTAAACGCAAAGGTGATAGACTTCATCTTCTTCAGCACGGCAAAGAGCAAGCAGGGCTTGGCGCATGATGTGGAGGAGCGGAAAGACAATATGTTCCGCATCGCTCCCAAGTACATGATTTATGCGAGGGCGTACTTCCGTGGCGAGGTGTTGGCAGAGGTTAGCGACATCGGCTTCAGCAACATTGACGAGGTGATAGCCAAACTTGCAGCGAAACTGCCCGACACAATCCCGGACAGGTGTGCCGTACAGTTTCGCATCAGGAACGTGGACACCGACCGAGAGGCGGTGTACGAGAGAACTAAGGGCAAAGGGTTTTAGACAAACTCAACTGTGATATTCTTGCGTCCCTCCTGTGAAATGAGGTTGAGATTATCCGAAAGGATATTGTTTGGATTGACGACAATATGCAGGACGGCATCGTGCTTGACTGCCATTTGAGCCAGCAGTCTGATGTTGGATACAGAGAAATTGTCTGCATGAATTTTCACAGACGTGCCATTCTGCAAAAGAAGGGCAATGTTTTCGTAATTTGCTTTCATCATGATGTATTTTTGAATTCTCTGCAAAGGTAGCGCACACCCCCATCATGCGGCCTTTATCTTTTGCGACACGCCCGGCTCTGCAACTCCGCAAGGTCGGGCTTTCTTTTCGCCCCAACTTTTCTTCTCTACTTTTCTTCAAACAAAAAAAAGAAAAACAAAATCCGAAGTCGTTTTTGTCGTTGTCGTCGTCTTATATTATACGACGTTAGGAGTATAATATATATATTCCTTATTCCTATATCTTATATAAACTATCGTTTATATCTACGCGCGTGCGCGAGAAACGAACGGTAGCCTTTTGAGTTTTCTATGTTTTTGAAAAGGCTACCCTTTTTGAAATTAAAACCCTACCGTTTTTTATTGGCTGCAAGTACTTGTGTTTCAACGATAATCGCAAAAACCTATTTTTGAAGTTTTATCTACGTTTACAACACGCAAACGCACCACTTTTTCAACGAGTTTTCTAAAAAGTTCAAGAAAATCAAGCACATAAAATGGTTACTTTTTATGCTGTTTTTCATAACGCTACCCTTTTATTTTTAGAAAGGCTACCCTTTTGTTTGCCTTTCGTTTGGGTTTTGAAAATAGAAAGGCTACCCTTTTTGTTGGGTTATAGTTGGGTTTTGAAAAACGTAAGTGTAGGGATAAAAAATAGCGGCCTGTCCTCGCGGATGGGTCGCTAAAACTATGAGTGAAAATCGCGAATAGTCGGGTCTAAAAGTAGATGTGATAGACGGTGAGGTGTGGTGAGGGGTCAGTCGTCCTCGTCATCATCTTCGTCAGCGTCCTCGCCACAGAGGGCGGAAAGTTTGTCCTCGATGGTGCGGACGTTGATTTTGGCAGACATATCCACATCAACGGCTTTCATCTTCGGTGTGTGGAACTCCAGCAAGCGCAGTTCGGCATTCACACGGTCGTCCGGGGCGAGTTCCGCCATGTCAAGTTCAAAGTCGGACATGATTGTGGCTTTTCCGTTGAACTTGACGTTCTTAGGCTCGAAGTAACTCAATGAATGTGCGCGGATAAACCCTTTCAGTGGGTTTTCCTTGTTGGGCGTGCCTTTCTTGCGCCCTCCTGTTTTCATACCTTTCATGTTCTATTCTCCTTATCTTGTTGTGGCCTGGGCGTTGATGGAGCGTCCACGGCCTTGTGATACAAAAGTTAAAAGTCGTGGGCAAAGATACCTTATTAATTTAGCGCACGAATTATAACTTTTGAAATACAAACAATTATGGGACTGATAGGAGCAGCGGTAGGAGCCGCAGGAAGCATCTTCGGTGGCATCAGCGCGAGCAAGGCGATGAAGCGCATGAAGAAGAATGTTGAGGCACAGCGCAAGGCCAACCAAGACTGGTATGACCGCAGGTATAACGAGGACGCCACACAGAGGGCGGACGCGCAGAGGATACTCACCCAGACGGAGCAGAGCATCAAGAACCGCAACCAACAGGCGGCAGGAGCGCAAGCCGTGATGGGTGGAACGGACGAGAGTACGGCAGCAGCCAAAGCCGCCAACAACCAAGCCTTGGCAGACGCCACATCGCAGATTGCCGTCAATGCGGACGCACGCAAAGACCAGATAGAGCAGACTTACAGAGCCAAGGACGATGAGTATGTGAACCAGCTCAACGCCATCGAGCAAGGCAAGGCACAAGCCATTGCAGGAGCCGTGCAGGGTGTGGCAAGCGCGGCATCGTCCATGCCGTTCTAAACTTAAAGCACAACGAATATGAGCACAGGAAATCCACCTAAAGGCAGTGCCGACTGGCTTGCAGAGCAGGACGGAGCGGACAACACCACTCCACCTGCCAAAGGTACGCAAGCATGGACGGAGCAGCCTCCACAGCCCGAACCTGCACCGAAAGGTACGGAGGCATGGACGGAGCAGCACAGCGGAGAGAACGCCCCTGCACCGACAGAGAGCAAGCCGACACCGCAGACAGATGTCGCCCCACCTGCCGACAAGGGCTTGGGCGTGTCGCCACAGAACAATGCCGATGCCGTCATGGGCTACGACCAACAGATAGCTGCATTGCAGGAAGCGGCCAACAAAACCAAACCCGAAACCGAGGAGGAGCGCAAGAAACGCGAGCGCAGGGAGAAGTCGAAGAAGATAATCGCAGCCGTTGGTGACGGTCTGATGGCGTTGAGCAACCTCTACTTCACGACACGAGGTGCGCCCAATATGTACGACCACAAGACCATGAGCCAACAGACACCCTTGCAAGCGCAGCTCGACAAACTAAAAGCCGAGCGTGAGGCCAATGCCGACAAGTATTTGCAGTATTCCATCAAAATAGGCGACTTGCAGAACGACAGAGCCAAAACATTGCGAGAAATGGAGGCCGAGCAGGAGCGCAGGAAACTGGCGAGGGAAAAGGCACAGCGAGAGCAGGAGGAGCACGGTTGGCTTGCTGCATTGCAGCCAGACAAACTGCGTGAGCAAGCAGGAAAGGCCACAAAAGCCGAGCAGGAGGGCATTACCGCAAAGGCGGAGGCAGACAATGCTCCTGACCTCTACAAGGCTAAGGTTGATACCGAAAAGGCACGAGGCGAGGCACAGCGAGCGTCAGCGACTGCAAGCAGAGCATCTGCCACCGACCATTACGCATCGGCAAGGGCGCACGACCGCTCCAACAACAACGAATTCAGCGCATGGGACGAGAACGGACGCGAACATAAGTTCAGAACAGCAGCAGCTGCCGAGGCATTCGCCAGACAACACGGTACGTTTGAGGAAACAGATGTTACCTCTACAAGCACGACTGACAGCGATACCAACGGCAAGTCCACCACTACATACAAGAAGAAAAGTGGTTATGCCAAGCGCGTAGTGCGTCAACCTGCGGCAAAACCTGCAACGAGACCGCAGCAACGACCATCATACAAGAATGTAAAAGCATTAGGATTATAAGATATGCCATACGATAAAATAGACCAACTTTATGACGCACTGAAGAAAGACGGTGCAGTCAGCAAGAGCCGTGAGAATTTCCGCAGCAAGATGCTCGCTCCCGGTAAGGAGGGCTATCAGAACCGCTTGCAGTTATACAATGCGCTGAAAGCGGACGGAGCCATTGATAGTCCTACCTATGAGGAGTTTGGCAAACGGTTGGGACTTCATGCAGTGAATAACACATCTACGCCAACCAAGCCACTGCCACAGAAGCCGACCGCAGCCTCGGCACAAGCAGCCACACCTGCGCCAAGCACGGCTCCAACTACGTCACAGCAGAAAGACAAGCCGCTCACCCCCGCACAGCGACAGGCGATGATTGACCAAGTGCAGCAGATGCAGCAGCAGACGCAAGCCATGATAGCCGACAACAACGAGCGCATGAAGAACATGAAGCAGTATGGGTTCGGGCTTGGCTTCGGTCAGACAAAGAAAGGTGGTATAAAGTACAATCCTCGCACAAAGAAGTTCGAGCAGACCTATATTACACCGACAGGCAACCGATATAGCAGCAAGGCGTTGGCAGACATGGAAAGTACGCGTTTTCGGCAGGAGACAAGCAAGCCTCTTGGCCTTAACATGAACGACCAGCAGGTTGATGCGGCACAGAAACCAGCCAGTGCAGCTGTTGCAGCTTTGTGGAAAGAGGCTGAGGCGAATTATGCGGCCGACCGCAACAAGAACGCGGAGGAAGTGTACAGTGGCAATCCGTGGCTACATGGAGGGCGTGAGATGCACATTGTCGATGCAGCCACCAACTCGCACAAGAATGAGGTGTCGCGCCTCACGCGCTTTGACCTGCAAAAGATGATGGACAATGCGTGGGGACGTGTCGGCAGGCAGATGACCACATCTTGCTATCAGCAGTTGAAGAAGCAGTACCCCACCGCAACCGAACAGCAGTTGCAGAAGTCGGCATCTGCTATGGCTCGTCAGTTATCTGACAATGCCGTGTACAAGTATGCCGTGGCAAAGAACACGCCAAAGAGCACCTTGGAGTTCTTCGCCAAGACCGCAGCCGACATGAACCTATTACGCACTATCACCAAGGGATTGGCACGGAGCGAGGCAGGAACGACAGGCGATATGGCCGCATACGAGCAAGCGATGAGCGACTACGGCAAGAACCATCGTTGGGCACAGATTGGCGGTACGGTGACAGGCATGATGTTTGACCCTACCACTTATATATCGGGTGGTGTCGGCTCGTTTGCAGGTAAGACGGCACTCAACATAGGAGGACGCATTGTTGCAAAGAAAGCAGCCACCAATGTGGGCGCACGTCTGTTTGGTAATACGCTGACCGGCCGTGTCGTGGCAGGTGTGGCAGGTGGTGCTGGGAACCTTGGCACATACGAGGGTATCAAGGAGGGCGAAAGCCAGTGGCTGCATGGCGGCCACATCAACCCTGCGACTGGCGAGAATGAGGGCTATTCGGCAGGTGATGTGGTGAAATCTACGCTGCACGGCACTTTGCTCGGTTCTGTGACAGGAACGGTGTCGCCTTTGTTGGGCAATGTGGCTGACAAATGGGTAAAGGCTACATCGAACACGGCAGGTAAGGTGGGTATCCGTGCAGGAGAACTTGCCACATCGACTGTGGCCGAGGGTACAATATTCTCCATTCCCGAATGGATTAGCGGTGATGGCGATGCCATGGACGTGTGGACAGACAATATGGCCATGATGATAGGCTTCAAGGGACAGCATATGATAAAGTCTGCCCCTCGTGTCATTGCAGGGCTGCGACCTATTGCCGACCCTAAGACCATGCAGGAGCGTAACCATAACCGCATGAACTTTGTTGAGAGACTACGCAAGCAGGTGGACGCAAGTCCGCGTGACATGGCTTTCACCAAGGAGGAACGAGAGGAATTGCAGAAGTACGGTTATGGCGACCTTGCGGCACTCTTCACACGTACACCAAAACAGCAGCCCAAAGCCAAAGCAAGACCCAAGAGCACGGACGGAAAGGTAATGTATCTTGACATTCCCGAGGCCGATGTTGAGGATTTGGGCAGACAATGGCTGAAGAACCACCCCGAATTTGACGGCTACGAGGCAATGGAACGCCTCATGCAAGACCCGAATGTGAGCCAGAGCGCGAGAGCCAAGGCGTACTACATCCTTACCGGGCGGCAGTTGCCGATGGGAACGGTTACCGGGTACACCACCGAAAAGGACGAACACGGCAATATATTCGTGAAGTCCGTTACAGCCAATGGCGAGGTCGTAACGAATAGACGCTTTGCAGACGAGGCATCAGCCAAGAGGGAGCAGGACAAAATCATGCGACAGGCCGAACTCAACAGCGTTGATGTAGGTGAGCGTTACACCGAGGCTAAAGCCGACAACAAGGTGTGGGACGCAGCTGTTGAAGCCGTTGCCCCCGGTGCTGACCCCGAAACCGTCAAGCGCAACTACCAAGCTGCCAAGGAGGGCGACAAGGACGCAATCGCCAACTATGGGCAGATGGTCGATGCCATTGACAAGTTCATGGAAGAGAACAGAGGCATGGCAGACGCAGAACGTCCAGAGGCTATCCGTGCAGCCATCAAGGAAGAGACAGGCGTAGATGTGGACGCGGCCATCAAAAAAGAGTCGAGCAAGCGCACCGAACCAGAGCAAGCAGCCGTGGAGGACTATCTGAAACGGCTGTTCCCCGAACAGAACCAAGAGACAGAGCAACCCATGTCAGATGACGAGGCAGGAGCAGCGGCCATCTATGACCAGTCTCGCCTGTTGTGGGACAAAATGGAGCAAGGAGACGCGGACGCGAAAGCCGATATTGATGCCATATCCATTCGCATGAAAGAAGCCTTGCAGGAATGTGAGGACGCTTTCGGCACGGACGCAGAAATGCGCATGGCCGAGATGCAGGATAATCCGTGGGCATTGGCCAACGACCCCGAACTGACAGACGACCAGCGAGACGCTGTGCTCTACTACATCAATGCTAAGGCAGCGATGGACGGTGTGCAAGATGCCTCCAATGATGCTATGGAGGACAAACGCAGGGAGGTAGCCGCCAATGTGGAGCGACACACCCACAAGGACAACGGCATGGTGCAGCCAGCCACCATGAAGGTGGACGACAAGCCTGTGTACATTGTCAAGGGCAATGTCGTGCCACTTCCCGATGGAACAGGTATCGACACGCAGAACTCCGACCAGAGCATTGTGATATGCGATGCCGAGACAGGCGAATACAAATTCACCAGTCCCGACCAAATCTTCAATATCGGTGATGCCATCGACCCACAAGCCGAACTTGACGAGGCTTATGCCAACATTCAAGCTGAACATGATGCCGTGCTTGGTGGTATGGAAAATGGTGAAAGCGTACCAAAATCGGGAGAAAGCGTACAGGAAACGCCCGAAAACGTACAGAATGAGGGTGAGAACGTGCAGCCGCCCATGACAGACGAGCAGTTGCAGCAGTACGCCCAAGGTGCTTTCAACGAAGCTACGCAAGGCGATGGTGGCATTACACTTCCACAGGAGCAGGTTGAGCAGATGCAACAGCATAACCAACAGATGTTGGAGCAGGATCAACAGCGCAGGGAGGAAGAGGCCAACCGCCAGCCGACTGCACTGGAGCGTGTTCCTCTTAATGAGGAGACTGGCGAACCCATGTTTGAGAAGGCCGACAAGGAGACTGCCCTTGACGCACTCAACGAGGTTACAGGCGGCAACGAGGCCAACACCACCGCCATTGTCAATGCGCAGGTGGAGCAAGCGCAAAAGACACTCGATGCGCTGAAGAAGAAACAGCCGACCAAGAAAGCACCGTCCCTCAAAGGTTCGCCTATGGCGATGGTCAAGGCACAGCAGGAGGCCGATGCCAACTACAATGCCGCCATGGAGCAGTACAACGCACAAATGGCGGAGGCAGAGGAGACACTGGGCGCATGGTCGAGGATTTACGCCCTTATGAACGAGCGTAAGCGTGCAATTCGTGAACAGCGTGAGGCAGAGCAACGTGAGCGCGACAAGCAGATGCACGATGCAGCCGTGGCGCAGGTCGAGGAGCAGAAACGCATTGCCGCACAGAAAGCTGCCGAGCAAGCCGAGGTAGGCACTCATGCCGTGAACCCGAAGATAAAGGCCAAGTGGAACGGAGCCGCCAAGGTGGAGGGCAATCCCAACGCACTCACCCTTGCGGACGGTTCTACCATTCGTGGGCATTACGTCCTCACAGAGGCAGGAGCTGCGTCAGCAAGCCACGATGTGAACAACGCCTTTGAGCCGACCGAGGGTTTCCCCATTGACGAGAACGGTGAGAGCGTGAACGACCGCGACTACAAGCGCGACACGGACGCACAGCGGATTGTGAGGGACATTGCCAACAATTACGACAGCCGCGCCTTGCAGTCGCATGTCATCGTGAGCAAGGACGGTGTAGTGCTTTCGGGCAACAACCGCACCATGTCTGGCGACATTGCAGCCCAGCAGGGAACAGACAAGGCGTATATCGACCACCTGCGCGAGTTCGGACAGATGTACGGTTTCACTCCCGAACAGATAGACGGCATGAAACATCCGCGTGTGGTGTTCGTCCCGGATGAGCAACTGCCCTACGATGCAACCACGTTCGCACGTTTCAACGCTGAACAGCAGAAGAAACAGAGCAAGCCAGAGCACGCGGTGAAACTCGGCAAGATTGTCCCCGACAATGTTTTCACGAGCATCACCAATGACATCAGCCGCTTTGACCGCCTCTCGGACTACTACGCAGACGACAAGGCAGTATCTTCGGCTATCAGTCAGTTGCTCGGTGCAGGAGTTATCAACGAAATGCAGCTGCCCGAAATGCGCACAGGCAATTCGTTGTCGGCAGCAGGAAAGGAACTTATCGAGAACACGCTTATAGGCAAGGTCTTTCAGACTTCGCCCGATGCCGTGCGCCACATCATCAGCACGCCCACATTGCGCCAGTCGGTCATTATGGGTTTGAACGAGATAGCCCACAACCGAACACTTGCCAAGAGTGGCTACGACCTAAGCAATGAGTTGGGCGCAGCCGTTGACCTTGTGGCAAGAGCCAAGAGCGCACACCCCGACATTTTCAAGGACGGAATGCCTGTGTCGCCATTCGGCAGGGAGCAAGGTCTGTTTGATGATGAATACGGAGACAGCCGAGTGACGGACGGAACGACATTGTTACTCGCAGACATTTTGAACAGCGGTAAGCCGAGCGACCTACGCAAAGTATTGTCAGCTTACAACGCCCAAGCCACTGCCCCAGCAGGTGGTCAGTTGGATATGTTCACAGGCGATGTAACCTCAAAAGAAGAAATACTCAACACCATTAACGAACATTTCAGAAATGCAACACCAAGAGAACAACAAGCCCTCGTCGATGCAGCCATTGCAGAACGCAAGCGCATCGCAGAAACCGAGGCAGGACAGCGTGGAGGAAACAAGGCAACTGAACAAACTGAGGATGCTGTACAACGCAGTGCAGAGCCTCAACAGCCAGCAGTAGCAGAGACCGAACCTGCCAAGCAGGAGGAGACTCCACAAACAGAAGAACCCAATACCGACACCATTGCCGAGGAAGAGGAAGAGGCATTGCGCAACCGCATCACCGAAACAGATGAAGAGTGGACAGAGCCAAGCGCAAATGGCGACATCTACAAGCAGAAACTCCTCATTGACGGTAAGGAAGTAATCAAGGTGGACGCTCCAGACGAGAGCAAGAACTATCCCGGCACTTACTACGAGGTGGACGGCAAGCAGTTTGGCGACCTGCAAGAAGTGGTCAGACACCTTGACGGAGCGGAACAGCCGTTGTCAGCCAAGATAAAGACCGCATCAGCCGATGTGAACACCGAACCCACAGAGGCACAGAAAGAGGCCGGCAACTACAAGAAAGGCCATGTGCAGGTCGGCACGTTCGACATCACCATTGAGCAGCCGCAAGGCAGTGTGCGCAAAGGCACGGACGCTAACGGCAAGCAGTGGGAAAGCAAGATGCACAACACCTACGGCTACTTCCGTGGTACGGAGGGCGTGGACGGAGACCACATAGACGTGTTCCTCTCCAACGACATTGACGGTTGGAACGGGCGCAAGGTGTATGTGGTGGACCAGTACAATCCCGATGGCACGTTTGACGAGCACAAGGTGATGCTTGGCTTTAACGACATGGACGAAGCGAAGAGCGACTATCTGGCCAACTATGAGAAAGGTTGGGAAGATGGGCGCAGGATTGTCGTGTCCACAACGAACCTCGAAGATTTCGAGAAGTGGATAGACAGCAGCCACCGCAAGACCAAGCCGTTTGCGGAGTATGCCGGGGTGAAGAAAGAGACCGTGGCAAGTTCTCCTGCAAAGGAAGATACGGCAGCACCGACAACGGAAAATGCAGACAATGCAGCTTATACCATCACTCCTACCACCTATACTAATAAGAAAGGTAAGACGAGCGATGTATCCCTGCTTACGTTTGATGGCGCACTGACAGCCGACCAAGAGCGTGCCGTAAGTGAATTTGCCAAGGAGAGACTTGGCGAGGGACGCTTTTCTCCTGCACGCGGTTGGAAAGACCGCAAGAGCGGAGGCTGGATGTTCCGCAGTGAGGAGGACGCGAAGAAAGCAGCAGACATGGTGGGCAATGCCGATGCCGTGGCAGACGCACAGCCACTGACCGCACAGGAGTTGCGCGATGCCGTAGAGCCGAAGAAGCCTGCAACACGGAAGAAAGCCACAGCCAAGAAGCCAGCCAACAAGGTTGAGATGGCCGATGTGGCAGAGAAAAAGCCGACAGAACCGATCAAGGAAGAACCCAAGCAGCCGACCAAGGAGACAGAAAAGCCGAAGTATGAGGTGAGTGACGAGGAAATGAACGGACTGATGAATGACATTCGTGATATTCTCGGCATTGGTGCTGACGAGGGCGATGCAGGGTTGAAGTTCCGTGATCCCGATGAACTGACCGCAGAGCAGCGTCAGAAACTCATGTCCGTTGGCCAGCGTCTGGCTATGGCTATGGTTGAGCGTGGCAACGAGTCATTCGGGGACTATGCCTCCATGATGGTAAAGGCACTTGGCGACAAGGTGCGTCCGTGGTTAAAGGCTTTCTATGGTGGACTGGAGTATGTTCCCGGTTATGACAAGTATGCCCTTACCCCATACGAGGAGGTGAAAGCCTTTGATGTAGAGAACTTCGACAAGCCGCACAATGATGTGCTTGCCCAAGCCGACATGATTGTCGAGGAGGGCAAGGCACAGACCGCAGCCGACAAAGCAAATAACGAACTCAAAGCAATAAGAAATGAGCAACGAAAAGAAAACGACAAGCAAACAGAAGCAGATACAGCTGCTGTTGCAGAAAAAGCAGAGGCTACTGCAAGCGAAGCAGAAACTCTCGCAGAAACTTCAAGCGACAGACACGAACTCAGCGCAGCCGAAGAGCGAGTTGATGACAGCCTCGAAGAGGTGAACGAGCAGCTTGCCCTGCTTGGCTACTATGAGGCCGACCATGTGGAGAAAGACTTCAACGAGGCATACGGCTATATGCGCAATGCCGAGAAGAAAGCCGTGAACGATGCCGCCAAACTTGCCGGGCAGTTGGTGGACGACCTTGGACTTGACCTGTACGAGGCTACCCATTCCGACAAGACCGACAAAAAAGGCAACCGCAAGGCAAGGCCATTGGCCGTGGCGAACATTGCCCCGGCAGGAGGCGATGTAACCATGCACTTGCCGTTGGCCGAGGGCAGGGAGTTGTATGTGAATATCCAACTTGAACCATCATTTACCAAGGGAGAAACGAACAGAAGAGGTGATAATCTCGAAGTAATAGGTATCATGTGCCGTGTGGAGAACCCTAATGCAAGCGGCAATGCACGCTACGGACAGGACATGTGGTTTGCTGAAGATGTTACCTATGATGACTTGCTGAAGAATGTGCAGCGTGTCACATACAAGTATATCCCCGAACGCAGCAATGCCAAAGATGGTGAATATAAGGTAGGCGACAAGGTGCAGTATTCTCCCGATGGCAATACTTGGCATGATGCGGTTGTGGCTCAGCCTAACGAGTTGGGCGGCATACGCATAGACACAGGCCATGCACCTGCCATGTGGGTAAATGCTCACCCCGACCAGTTGCGACATAAAGCCAAAGAAGTGGTGAAGCCGCAGACCGAGGACATAGCCAACAATCCGCAGTCGTGGGTTGGCCGCACGTTCAACCATAATGGCACTCAATTGGTGTGCAAGGAGGTGGACGGCAACTATGCCACATTCGACAACAAGGCAACCTTTATGACCGTTGGCTTTGAAGTACCTACCGTGCAAGGCTATCTCAAAAGCGGCAAGTTCCAAGTAGAGGGCGATAAGCCGACCGAACCGTAGAATGAGGACATTTTCCAAAAGGCGGAGCGCATTGCCAAGGAAGCGCGAGAGAAGAATGCAGCCAAGGCTACAACAGAGCCTACCGCTACTCCTGCATCGGCAGAGCAGCCAAAACCAGCAACGAAGAAAAAGACATCGAAGAAGAAAGTGAAACCAGAGCAGACGGTGGGCAACTTGTTTGCCGGGCTGTTCGATGAAACAGAAGAAAATGGATTACAACGAAATGATGATGCGGTACGCTCCCAAGGGGTGCAAGCCGACAATAGTGGACAACAGCAAGGACTACGAGGAGGCGAAAGAGCGACTCGCAAAGCAGCTGCACAAGAAAGTGGAAGACCTGACGGAGGCCGAGGAGGACAAGGCACTGGCGCAAATCGGGCTGAGTCCGCTGGACTTCATGGACTGACAGAGCCGAAGAACACGCGCAACAATCATTCGGAGCGAGGCGCAGACCATGCCCCGACATCAGTAAACGGCAGAATAGAGGCCAACATCAAAGCCATTGAGTTGGCACATGAGTTACTTGAGAGCGGTGAAACAGCCACTCCCGAGCAGATGAGTGTGCTCAGACAATTCAGCGGTTGGGGCGGACTTGGAGCCGCTTTCAGTGACGGAGGCTACGACTGGAAACAGCGTGAGCGCAACAAGAAAATACGCGAGTTGCTTGGTGAGGAAGCCTACGAGCAAGCCGTGATGAGTGCCAACAGCGCATACTACACCCCTGCCTATGTTGTCGATACCCTTTGGGACATTGCAGGAAAACTCGGTTTCAAGGGCGGCAACATTTTGGAGGGTTCGGCAGGTATCGGCAATATCCTCGGCCAGATGCCTACCGACATGAGCGAGCGCAGCGACATTCACGCCATCGAGATAGACGGCACATCGGGCGGCATTCTCTCATTGCTCTATCCCGATGCCAAGGTGGATATACAAGGCTTTGAGCAGACACGCATACCCAACGGCAGTGTGGACTTGGCCATCACCAATGTGCCATTCGTTACCGGGTTGCGCGTGAACGATACCACAGGCGACAGCGACCTGTCGAAGAAGTTCCACAATATCCATGACTTCTGCATTGCCAAGAACGTGCGCAAACTGCGTGAGGGCGGTCTGGGTATCTTCATATCGTCAAACGGCACACTCGACAGCAGCAAGGCACTGCGCGACTGGGTGGTAAACGAGGGAGGTTCGGACTTCATCGGAGCATTCCGCATGAACAACAAGACCTTTGGCGGCACGACCGTAACATCAGACATCATCGTAATCCGCAAGCGCATGAACGGTCAGAAGTCGGCACAAGCCATTGACGTGAGCAACATCAGCGGTGAGCGCACAGCCGAATATGAGGAGCCGGGCGCACGCAAGGCCAAGCAGCTCTCCATGGACTACAACAAGTATTTCATCGAACACCCCGACCACATGGCAGGAGAAATGCGCTTTGCCTTTGAAGAGGGCGACACGTTCAGACCCACAAGCAAGGGACTGTACCCGGTAAGCGGCAAAGACCAAGGCAAGATGCTGGCCGACTTCGTTAAATCGTTCATGGAGGAAGAGCGCGGCAGCGCAGAGACCACAGAAAGCGACAAGCCTGTTTATGTGAACGATGCATCGGCAGACGGCAAGAAACTTGGCGAGATGTACTTGAAAGACGGCAAGCTCGTTACGGCAGGTATGGGCGGCTACTATCCTCTTGAAGTGAACGACAAGAAGATAAAGGGACACACCAAGCAGGAGTGTTTCAATGCCTATACAGCCATCAAAAGCGCATTGGCTGATGTGATGAAGTACCAGATAGAGAACGAGGGCGATGCAGGACTGCAACCATTGATAGACAAACTCAACAAGGCATACGATGCCTTTGTCAGCACCTACGGACACTTCACCAAGAACAACCAGTTGGCATGGCTGCGCAATGACGTGGACTATCCCAACGTGTTCTCCTTGGAAGTGTACAAGGAGCAAGGAGACGGCAAGGGCGGTGTGGTCAAGACCTATGACAAGGCAGACGTGATGAAAGGCCGTGTCGTGGAGAAAGAGAACGAGCCGCACCCCGAAAACGTCAAGGACGGAGTTGTTGTGAGCATGTTCAAGAACGGACGCATTGATGTACCCTACATTGCCGGGCAGCTCGGTATGGGCGAGGATGCTGTGAAACGTGAAATCATCGAAAGCGGCCTTGGCTTTGAAGACCCAACCTCACGTCAGATGGAAGTGTCGTATCAGTATCTGAGCGGCAATGTGCGCGAGAAACTGAAACAGGCAGAGGCCAACAACGAGAATGGCGAGTATGACAAGAACATCAAGGCATTGCAGGAAGTCGTGCCGATGAATATCCCTGCCCACTTGATAGACTTCACGCTCGGCTCGTCATGGCTTGACCCCAAACTCTATAACGAGTATGTGAAAGACCGCACCGACATAGACGTGCAGTTTACGGCAGCAGGTGGCACATGGTTCATGAAAGAACTGTCCTACGATGTGAGCGGAGAGAAGAACCGTGCTATGGGTGTGGTGAGCGAGATGCTGAAGAAAACCGTCATGGGACACGAACTCATCGAGGCCGCTATCCAAAACAAGACGATAGTAGTATCACGGACAGAGAAACACTATGACGGCTCAACAGAAACCATCACCGACCGTGAGGCCACATCAGCGTGTGCCGCCAAGATTGACGAGATACGGCAGGACTTCAAGGATTGGGCACGACAGAAGATGCAGAGCGATGCGGACTTGTCGGCACGCATGGAGCAGGAGTATAACGACCGCTTCAACAACTATGTGCCAATGAGCATCCCCGATGACTTCGTACCCGAATACTTCGGTGGTGCTACCCACAAGTTCAAGATGCGCCCACACCAAGGCAAGGCTATCGTGCGTGGCACCATGCAGCCGCTGTTGCTCGCCCATGAGGTAGGCACAGGCAAGACATTCACCCTTATCTCCACAGCAATGGAGATGCGCAGACTCGGCACGGCACACAAGCCTATGATTGTGGTACAGAATGCCACCGTAGGCCAGTTTGCAGCCTCGGCCAAGGAACTCTACCCCAATGCCAAGATACTCACGTTGGAGGACAACGACCGCAACGCAGAGGGACGAAAGAACTTCTACGCCAAAATCAAGTACAACGACTGGGACATGATAGTAGTGCCACAGAGTACCTTTGAGTTTATCCCCGACAGCGATGAGCGGCAGATGCAGTTCATCCAAGACAAGATAGACGAGAAAATGCTTGTGCTTGAACAGATGCGACAGGCTGACTCCAGCGGCAGAGACCCGATAACGAGACGTGCCGAAAAGGAGTTGGCCGACCTGCAAGCGGAAATGGCTGCATTGTCGGACGACATATCGAAGAAACGCACCGCCAACAACGAGAAGAAGAAAGCCGTGGCCAAGCAGAATGCGGCAGTCAAGGCACAGGAAATGCTCGACCGCAGGACGGACGATGTGGAGAACTTTGACGATATGGGCATTGATGCCCTGCTCATTGACGAGGCGCACGAATACAAGCACCTCGGCTTTGCCACTGCCATGCAGCGCGGAGTGAAAGGCGTTGACCCATCATACAGCAAGAAGTCGCAAGGCGTGTATCTAAAGACACAAGCCGTGCTGGAGAAGAACAACGGACGTAACGTCATCTTTGCCACTGGTACGCCTATCAGCAACACTGCCGCAGAGATATGGACTTTCATGCGCTACCTCATGCCAAAGGACACCATGAAGGAGTACGGCATCTACTACTTTGACGACTTCGTGCGCAACTTCGGCAACATACAGCAGATGCCCGAATTTGGCACAAGCGGCAAGTTCAAGGAAGTGAACCGCTTTGCAGGATATGTGAACCTGCCCGAATTGGTGCGTATCTGGTCGGGAGTGGCCGACACCGTGCTGACCAAAGACCAAACCGAGCTGGTGAAGAAAATACCCGAAATGGAGGGCGGCAAGGCACAGGACATCTATCTGCCACAGACACGCGCCCTGCGCAGCGTGATGAAGTATGTGCGTGATGAACTCAAACGCTTTGACGAAATGAGCGGCAAGGAGAAGAAAGAGAACAGCAGCATTCCGCTCACCATGTATGGCATAGCACAGGGAGCCGCTGTCGATGCCCGACTTGTTGAGATGGACGCAGAGGATGATCCAAAGAGCAAGACCAACGAGGCCGTGCGCCAAACCCTGCGCTCGCTGAAAGAGACGGACGACTACAAGGGAACGGTGGCCATCTTTGCCGACCACTACCAAAACAAGCGCAGCGGTTTCAACCTGTATGAGGACATCAAGCAGAAACTCATAGCGCAGGGCGTACCCGAAAGTGAGGTTGTTGTGATGAAACCCGGTATGACCATCAAGAAGAAGTTGGAAATCTTCGACAAGGTGAACCGTGGCGAGGTGCGTGTGGTACTCGGCAGTACAGCCACCCTTGGTACAGGCGTGAACATACAGGAGCGTCTGCACACCCTTATTCACCTCGATGCGCCCAACCGACCGATGGACTACACACAGCGCAATGGCCGTATCTTGCGACAGGGCAACCTGCATAAGCAATGGGGCAAGCCAGTACGTGTGCTCCGTTTCGGTGTGGAGGACAGCCTTGATGTAACAGCCTATCAGCGACTGAAAACCAAGGGAGCGATTGCCGACAGCGTGATGGAGGGCGACCGACTGATGCAGGACAGCATGAACAACCGTGTGCTTGAAGAGGAAGAAGATGTGTTCGGTGATACCGTGGCGCAGCTTTCGGGTAGCGAGTATGCCCTGCTGAAGAACAATGCGGAGAAGAACGTGCGCAAGTATGAGAGCCGCAGAAAGCAGTGGGAGGCCGACCAGACCTATATCCACAATGCCAAACCCAAGTTGGAGGGACAGATAAAGGCCGCAGAGCAGCGAGCAGAGGAAGCCAACGCCCACCTGCTTGCCGTGCAAAAAGCATTCCCCGGTGGCAAGTTTACGGACATAACCATCGGCAAGCAGAAGTTCACTTCTGTGGAGGGTATGACCGACTTCATCAAGGAACACAACAAGAAAATCCTCGATGCGGTAAAGGCCATGAAAGAGAACCCCGGCAACTCTGCACAGACCAACACGCTCACCCTGTCGTTGGGCGGTTATGACTTCGTTGTCAAAACCGATATGTCGCGTGAGACGCAGAACATTGGCGGTTCGCTCTTTGCAGAGATACACCGCAAAATGACCTACTCATGTCCCGAACTCGGATTGACCGACATACCAGTCAAGCAGTCGCTATTGCGCAATGCTGTGGAGGACATCACAGAGAATGTCATCACTGGCAAGGACTTCGCAGAACGTTTTGACATAGCCGCACGCATGGCGAAACGTGGCAAATCGGAATTAGAGCAGATGAAGCAGCGCGAGGGCAAGCCGTTTGAATTCGGCAAGGAACTCGAAGAAGCCGAGCGTCAGTTGGAGGAATACACCGAGGCCATGAAACAGGAGTTGGCAGAAAAGGAAAAGAAGTATGCCGAGATGGACGCAAGCGTGGAGGCAGCTACCGATGTTGTAGCAGACGATGAGGACGAGAGCGCAGAGGACAAGACCAAGTTCCGCTTGCTTGAGGACGATGATCCAAAGGCGCAGGAATTGGAGGCATTGCCCGACAGCGAGCTTGTGCCAGTGTACCGCAACGTGCAAGCCTTTGAGGACGATGCACTCGGTTCGCCTATGGCATTCACCGATGCAGAGACAGGCGAGCGGAGAACCTTGCAGGGGCAGAAGTGGAACTACTCCAACCCACCGCAGATAAAACTCACGCCAGAGCAGCAGCGGCAATTGGACGAACTCAACAAGAATGGCTACATCGTGGTGGACGGCAAGAAAACCACGGAGTTGCAGATAAATGACGGATTGAAGTTCGTGAAACCCAAGACCAAGGACGCACAGCTGCAATACTTCTTGAAGAAGAACCCCGAGGATAAAGGCTTGTGGGCGGCATACGACCCCTACGACCATGCCATCGAGACACCGCTTAACACCCAGTTTGGCGAGGCATACAAGCGTCCGAACCTTGTTGTGGTGCGCAGCCTCATTCCAAAATCGGAGATTGACGAGCCGTTCCATGCCGACTATGCCCTGTTGCCAACTGGCGCACATCAGTGGAATAATGGTCGCACGCTGTACCTCTCACGCTGGAGCAAGATAGACAAGGTGCTGAGCCGTGAGGAAGAAGCCAAACTCATTGACGAGTATTGGAAAAAACACCCCGGCAAGCGTGAGGCATTGAAGAGCCATCGCGACTACAACCGCTTTGTGCCGCAGGTGCGCAGGGAGTTGGAGAAGATGGGCTACCGCTTTGAGTTGGACGGCAAGGAACTCACTCCCGAAGAGAGCCTTGCACTCGACCAGCAGAATATGGAGAACCGCGATGTTATCCCCGGACGCGAGGGACACGCCCCATTCATGACCAACGAGGACATTGCACGCATCAATGCCAAGATGTCCGGCAAATGGGTGGGCGAACCCAAGGAGGCCATGAACAATGCAATGGCCGAGCGTGTGAACGAGTTGGCCGAGCGGCTCCATACACCTGTGCGCATTATCCGCACGGACGAGGAAGTGGCGGCATTACCGAGTACACGCCAGCGCAGAATGAAAGGCAGCTTTAACCCGATGACGGGAGAAGTAACCATCGTTGTGCCTAACAATGCCAACATGACAGATGTTGAGAACACGTTTATCCATGAGGTAGTTGGGCATGACGGACTGCGTGTGCTGTTCCCCGAAGAGGAGAAACTGAACAATGCCCTTGATGAACTCTACAGCGTGTCGAAAGACGAGATACGGAACACCATTGACCGCACGGCACAGAAAATGTACGATGCAGAGGTGGACCGACTCCGCGAGAAGAAACGCAAGGAGCATGAGGCCAAGGGCGAGGACAGCAACGCCTCCTACTATGCGGACATGGCAGAGGCTCATGCCGAGGCAAGCAAGAAACGCGAGCAGTTCAAGCGTGATGCTACGGAGGAGTACGGAGCAGACCTTGCAGGACGCATCGGTGAGAAAGGCTTTGAGAAGATGAGTACCGAGGAACTTACGTTCTGGGGCAAGTTGAAGTCCATGCTCCAAAAAGCATTGCAGAAATTGTTGGAGGGTTTGAAAATCCCTGGCAAGAAGAAATGGGGCGATAAGGAATGGGCTTTTGTCCTGCACGAAGCCTACAAACGCAAGAAGAACGGAGGCAAGCCCGATGTGTTTGATGCAGCCGATACCGAGGTGATGCGGAGAAAGACAGGGTTTGGTGAGACGAAGTTCAGTGATGGTAAGCATAAAGGTAATGAACCAAAGCCTATTGGACGCAGCACATTTGGAAGTGTGTATAACCAGTTCAAGGGCAAAGTTCTTCAAGCTGTGAAGTTCTTGGTTAATCACGAAAGTGGAGACTTGCTTGGAGTTTTCCACAGAAAGGACATTGGCGATATTGATATGGTTTGGGGTGATGATGGTGGCGGACTCTGCCATATTCTCAACAAACATATCAATGACAAGGACTTCCCGACCGTCAAGGATTTGGTATCTCGCATTGAGGACATAGTGAATAATGGCAAGGTGGATTTCTCCAATGGCGACAAAATGGTATTGAAGAAAGACGGCTATGTTGTTACCATTCGCCGTAACGTGAGAGAAAAGGGCATAAAAATAGCCGACAAGAACTGGGTTCTGACGGCTTACAATAAAGATGCACCTGCCAACACCAAGGCTCCCGCTGATGGCACTCATGGGAGCACGGCTGTCGCTCCCGGTACATCTTCGGCTGCAAAGGTAGCAACATTGTCCGAGATTAACGAATTTTCAGACGATAATGTTTCAGACAACGATATGAAATTCCGCGATGGCGACATGGGACTTGACGAGACCATTACGCAGATGAAGATTGCAGCGAGCCAAGCCAATGCCGACAACTGGCAAGCCAAGCAAGAGGCGATGAAAGCCATTGGCGGCAACTTGAACAAACTGCGTCAGGCGATGGCACGTCAGAGAGAGTATGACCTTTCGACCGTGAAGAGCATCTCCGACCTTGCCAAGGTGCTGCTTGACAACGGACTGCTCGATGATTTGAGCAAGTACGAGACCAAGCGCATACTCTCGGCAGTGAACAACGCCCACGGCAAGCAGGACACCAGCAACCAAGTGGCCAAGGTAATGGACATCATGGTTGATAACCAACTGCGCATGGGTGCAAACATGCTCGGCAGACTGCTCTCCACTCGTGGCAGTCGCGTAGATGCAAGAGGCATTGAGGTGCAAGGACAGCTTGACCCGGACGGACAGACCATTGCGCAAGTGGTAAGGAAAGCCAGTTCCCTACCAAAGGCAGACATTGAGGAGCGTATTGCAGAAGCATTGAACCGCATGGGCAGTGATGACCAAGCCGTGGCTGATGAAGCAGCGTTGGAGTATAACGGTCTGTTGCTTGCCCACCAGTTTGCAGAGGATATCACCGACAGCAAGTCTGAAGAAAAGGCTTTGCGCGACAGCATCAAGCAAGCCAAGGAGGACTTGGACGCAGGCAAGATGGATAAGGAAGCCTACCGCGAGTATGTGGACGCTACCAATGATGCTATCCGTCAGAACAAAATCGAGCGAGCCGAAGCCTACCGCTCCATCGTGGAGCAAGTAGGCGGAGTGCTGGGCAGCAGCGTAGAGCGAGCCAAGCAGTGGCGCGAGGCAGAGAAGCAGCGTGTGGAGGCTATCCACCACAATGCCAACTCCGATATGGTAGGCCGTCCGACAGACGAACACCACAAGGAGAGCAAGGTGCAGAAGATAGCCAACAACAGTGCCGTGCGTTTCCTGCTTGCACCGTTAGGCACGTTTGACCAGATGCTTAGAATGTTCGGCAAGAAGAGTGTGAACGGTGAGGGCTACTTGTGGAACCGCTATATGCGCGGTTGGGTGGAAGCCACAGAAAAGGAGTACACCGGGTATCAGAATGCCTTGAAAACCCTTGACGCGAAAGTGAGCGAGGTCTTCGGCAAGAAGATGCAATGGGGCGACCTCTTCACCATGGAGCGCAAGATGCCTAAGGCTACCGTCACATTCTGGGACGGAGGTGAAAAGAAAGCCCATGAACTGACCCAAGGCAACCTGCTCTACATCTATATGGTTGACAAAATGGCAGATGGACGCATGAAACTGCGCAGAATGGGCATCACCGAAGAAGATGTCGAGAACATCAAAGAATTCGTTGATCCACGTTTCCTTGAACTTGCCGACTGGATGCAGGAGGAGTTCCTCGTGGAAAAGCGCAACGAGTACAACGAGGTACACAAGCGCATGTTCGGTGCGTCAATGGCCGCGATTGAAAACTACTTCCCATTAAAGATACTTGCCAATGCGAGAATAGAAGATGTGGACGTGGCAGACGATACGACCGACACAGCCCTGCCAGCCACCTCAACCGGCAGCATCATCAAGCGCAGACGCAACAATCTCGCCCTTGACGTGATGGGTGCGGACGCATTCAGCGTGATACTTGACCATGTACAGCAGATGGAGCGTTGGGCAGCGTTTGCAGAGTTCAACAGGGACTTGAACACCCTGCTTTCGTACAAGCACTTCCGCAACCAAGTGATGAACATGTCGAGTGTGTACGGAGGCGGCAAGACCCTGTGGAAGAATTTCCGCAACGTGTGCAGCATGGCCGCAGGAGCATACCGCCCACCCATCGCCCAGCTTGACAAGGCAGCAGTGAACATCGCCAAGGGTGTGACCGCAGCCAAGGTAAGTTTCAGAGTGTTCACCGCGCTGAAGCAGTTTCTCTCTATGCCAGCCTACCTTTCGGACAGCAACCCGATATACCTTGCCGCCAACATCGCCAACCCGATAGGCGCATGGAAATGGTCGATGCAGAACCTGCCCCTCTTTGAAAAGCGTTGGAAGAGCCGCATGGCAGGAGACCCACGACTGATGAAGAGCGAAATGGACTGGAAGATGTGGCAGAACCGCGCTGTTGAAATAGCCTCGCGTATCGGTATGTCTCCTAATGCCTTTGTCGATGCACTGACTGTTGCCATTGGTGCACGCTCTATGTATCAGACCAAAAAGAAGAAATATCTTCGTTACGGCTATGATGAAGAGACCGCAGAGAAACGAGCCAAGCAAGACGCGACAATATTGTTCAACCAGACGCAGCAGTCGAGTGAGAGCGCATTTCTCTCCACCATGCAGACCGACCGCTCATGGTTGAGCGTGCTGTTCACCATCTTCCGCAACTCGTCCATGTCGTACACACGCCAGTTGTATGATGCAATCCGCAACATCAAGCACCGCTTTGAACCCAGTTACGAGGCGATGAGCAAGGAATACATGGCCAAGCAGATGCGCAGGGACGGCATAGACCCCGACAAGGCAGACAGCAACGCCAAGAGCGAGTATCGCAGAAGCCTGTTGCGTGATATTGCCCGAATAGGCGTGTTCGGCTACATTCTGCAATTCGCTTGGAACTTGGGCGCATATCTGCCATACCTCATAGCAGGTGATGACAAGGACGAGAAAAGCAAGATGTGGGACGATGTATTCAACCACACCATGTTTGGTAGCATCGAGGGACTTACAGGCGGAGACGTGATGAGTTCGGCAGGACAAATGGCACTCAACGGAGAAGCCAACTGGAGTTATCTTGTTAAGGACATGCCATTGGCAAGCGACCTTTCGACCATTCTTCAGAAGATGCCGAAAGACAAGGTAGCCGCCATGAACGATGTCGTGAACCTGCTTGTGCAGTCGGGCGTGGGAGTCAATCCGCAATCGCTGACCGATGCAGTGGTGGCTATCATGGACTACTGCGGAGACGATGCACAGACCTCACGCGAGTGCGCCCTGCTCATTGCACGCATCCTCAACTGTCCACAGAGCCAAACCGACAAAATCTATTTTGACGAGTTGGGCGCAACGGCAGCAGAGGCAAGCAAGATGACACCAGCCGAGATAGCCGAGCGTTATGCCGAGTACAAGATACACCGCAATGCACCGCTTACAGGCTGGGCATATTCGGAGGAGGCGCGAGACAGCGTAAAGACCGCGCAGCAGAACCGCGTGCTTACCCAAGCCAAGGAGAAGTTAAACAGCAGAGTTCAAACCGAAGAAACCAAGCAGCTACTCTCCACTTATGACGAGGTGGCCAAGCAACAGACCGAGTTGTCGAAATTGAAAAAGACGGACAGAGCCGCATACCGTGAGGGCATGAAACAACTCCGTCAGAACAACAATATGAGACAGCACATGCGCATGAAGCGTTACAAGCACGACATGAAGCAACTCACTGAGAAATATCTGCGCAGTCAGAGTGCAGAGGAGCGCGACAGCCTTGTGAGGGTAATGTTTACCACACGCGACAAGATGCTTGACGACATCGGCAGAATGAAGCAACAATAGTTAAACAATGAGGGACGGTGCAATCATATATCTTTGCACCGTCCCAAACTATAACACATTATGGCAACAAAGAAACTACATAGAATGAGCCGTGTGATGCCGCAAAAGGAACTGGACAGCGTGAGCCATGCAAGGCGGACGCTTGGCGACAACCGTGCCCTTGAGGTGTTGTGGCAAGCACAGCAGTATTGGCTGGCAATGGAGACATTCCGCAGAGACCGCGAGCGCAACAAGAACTACACCTACGGTCGGCAGTGGGATGACTATGTATGCGTGAACGGCAAGATGATGAAGGAAGAAGACCTCATCAAGAAACAAGGCAATGTGCCGCTGAAGAACAACCTCATCAGACGCATGGTGCAAGCCGTGCTTGGCGTGTACCGCAGCCAAGCCAAAGAGCCGACCTGCACGGCAAGAGACAGAGACGAGCAGCGGTATGGCGAAACCATGAGTACCGTGCTGCAATGCAATATGCAGCTGAACCGCATGACGGAGATAAATGCAAGGTGCATGGAAGAGTTCCTCATATCGGGATTTGTGGTGCAGAGGAAGTGGTACGGCTGGCGAGAGAACAAGTTTGACTGTTGGACCGACTATGTGCAGCCCAACAATTTCTTCATCGACAACAATATGAGGGACTTCAGAGGTTGGGATTGCAGTTGCTTGGGCGAGGTGCATGACATATCGTTTGAGGAACTATGCGGACGCTTTGCCCACAATGCAGCCGACTACAACCGACTGGCGGAGATATACAAGTATGCCAAGGACAAGTCGTACCTCAGTGCTATGTATGACAACTTCGGCTATCCCTTGCAAGGCTACTACGATTTCCTCGTACCCTACGACCAGAGCCGATGCCGTGTTATCGAGGTATGGCGCAAGGAAAGCAAGGCGCGAGTGCGCTGCCACGATGTGAACAACGGAGACGTGTTCAAGGTGGATATGGAGGACTTCAAGGAACTTGTGCTTGACGAGAACGAGAAGCGCATGCAACAGGCACGCGAGTTGGGTATGAGTGAAGATGATGTACCGCTCATCCGCTATGAGTGGTTCATGGATAGTTATTGGTACTACTACATGCTCACCCCATTCGGGGACATATTGGAAGAGGGCGAGACACCCTACGAGCACAAGAGCCACCCCTACGTGTTCAAGGCATACCCGTTCATAGACGGAGAGATACACTCATTCGTGAGCAACGTGATAGACCAGCAGCGATACACCAACCGACTGATAACGATGTACGACTGGATAATGCGAGCGTCAGCCAAGGGCGTGTTGCTGTTCCCGGAAGAATGTCTGACCAAGGGCATGTCGATGGAAGATGTGGCGGACGAGTGGGCAAGGTTCAACGGCATCATCATGATAAAGCAACCCAAGACAGGACAGGCATTGCCGCAGCAGATAGCCAACAACTGCACGCAGATAGGCATCTCGGAGTTGCTGAACATGCAGCTGAAGTTCTTCGAGGACATATCTGGCGTGAACGGAGCGTTGCAGGGCAAGCCCGGCTATTCGGGTATGTCGGCCAGCCTGTACAACCAACAGGCGCAGAACGCCACCACCTCGCTGCTTGACTTGCTCGACACGTTCTCGGCATTCATCAGAGACGGAGCATACAAGGACGTGAAGAACATACAGCAGTTCTACGACACGCCGCGCGTGTTCAACATTGCAGGAAAGAACTCCACCATCGTGGAGTACGATCCACGGAAAATACGCGATGTGGAGTTTGACCTAAGCATTGTGGAAAGCACCGCCACGTCAGCCTACCGCGCCTTTACCAACGACATACTCATGCAGTTGTGGCAAGCCAAGGCAATCAGTGTGGAGCAGTTGCTTGAACACGGAAATTTCCCATTTGCAGACGAGTTGCTGCAGAGCATCAAGTCGCAGAGGGAGCAGTTGGAGCAAGGGCAAGTGCCGGACGGAATGTCGCCAGAACTTGCGCAACAGGTTCAGCAGGGAGCGAACATGCAAGCCGTGAACCAGGCACAGCAGATGATGCAACCACAATAAAGAATAAGCCTCACAAGTCGGATAAGGCATATAAGCCGAAGGGACTTGTGAGGCTTTACTGATTTTATATGGAAGCCTCGGAGACGGGGCTTCTGTCTTTTCGGAGTGTGCGGTTTGTGATAGGCACAAATTCGGGCATCTCCATTTCACGGTAGCAGATGTGCAGACCGATGGCACGCGTCATGAGCAAGTCGTCATGCTTGCCGACAATAGCACCATACGCGCCATTCGGTTTGCGCTCATAAGTATCGTACTCGTCAAGACACCGCTTGTCGCGCTCGATATACAGACGCTCGCGAATGACCTTGACCAAGGTGGAGATAATCATCGGCTTGGTGGCCACATTCGTATGGAAACCATACTTGCGAGGCGCACCCTCGCGTATCTCGTCCTCGGACTGCTTGCGAGCGTAGAGATTGGGATAGATGTCCGAAATCTGATTGAGGATATACTGCGACTGGTCGCCACCCTCCACCTGTCGCTCCTTGTCGTGCGTTTCCAAGGTGTTGGACTCGATGACCAACAGCGAGTCGTTGTAGAAAGCCGCAATCTGTGCGGCACGCCATGCGAGGCGGTCGATGTCGCAATGGCCATACCACTGCGCCACCACAGACGGAGGCTCGCTACCGTCAATCATGCTCAGACGGTCGAACACCACGATAACGGACCAGTCCGCCTTGTTGGAGCGTCCGCCCACATCGACTACGGTAAGGTAGCGGTCGGTAACCTCGTAATCGTCAAACTTCTCTGGCATAGCCCAAATGGAGAGTAAGCCCTGCCTGTCCTCACGGAAACGGAGATTAGAAAGAGCCTCCTCGCCCTCATCGGCATCGGCATACACCTCGCCAACAAACTTAGGCTCGCGGCAGAACGGCTCAAACTGCTTGACAAGATACTTGTCGAACACCATCGTACCCGAATGAACAAACGCCTCCACATCGTCAGAGGGAAACTCCGCAGCCATCACCGCAAAGTCATTCTTACCAGCACGCTCGTATATGTACCAATGAATAGCCTCCAACGATGCACCCCTTTCCCACAATGACCACAGATAGCGTCCGCTCTCCTCACGGTTGGACGGAGTGTAGGCATTGTTGCGGTTCTCCCAAAGCTGCTTGGCAAAGTCGCGTAGTTCCTCGGCAGAATTGAACGGCAACGAGTAATGCTCAATCTGAAACCAAGCGATGAACAAAGCCTCGTACTGCGATTTTACTTTTGGGTCGGCAGCGGCAGAATACTCACGGTGGAAGAAATTGCCAGTACCATTGGCCGTGGACTCCATGACTATCATTGTGTAAGGCTTGGCGAGAATACCAGAGCAAGCGGAGCGCACAATATCTTCGGGCGACTTGCCCTCCGTCTTTTGCCACAGACCCACCTCGGAAAGATGCACCAAGGAGTAAGCACCGCCACGGCAACCGTTAGGACGCTCGGCAGTACCCACCTTAATCTTGCACTCGCGCTGCGGCACACGGTGCGTAGAACCCGACTTGCCGACACCGACCAACTTAGGCTCGTTCTCCGAATAGACCTCGCCCAACCTGTGAAGAAACTCCACCGGGTGTTTCTTAATCATGAGGTCGAACATATCCTTGATTTCGTCCGATGCCGTGCCTTGGTGGGCGATGATGAGCGAGTTGAGGCCTTTCTTGTGGAAGAACTGCAACCACGCCATGTAGAGCTGCGTGGTTGTGGAGCCGCCCCACTGACGCGCTTTCAAAAGAATAAGACGGATAGGCTCGCCAGCCTTTCGTTTCGCCTCAAAGCGCGACACGAGGATGCGCTGCGGATACCACAGACGAAAAAGCACGTCCTTTCCTGCATCCTTGTTGTGGATATAGACGAGCGTGGCCGTCCAAAAAGGAAAGTCGTGCTTGAAGCGCAAGCGGATAAACGTGCGCGACACCTTGATGTGAGCATCCTCGTTAGGCTCAACGTGGAGCACCGAGGAAAGAAACTTGTCTATCGAGCCAGCCTTAACAAGTTTCTTGACAAGAGGTATCCTCATCATCTCCACAGGCAACCACTGCACAGGAATGGCAAAGTCGGCAATCTCGACACGGACACGCTCACCGATAGAACCCTCACCAGTCACAGGGTCGAACTTGGCGAACATGATTTCATTACGCCTGTCATTCTCCGCAAGCAGTTCGGCAATCTTTGTATCTGTCATATTGGTTGTCATACCACCCATTCTTTATGCGATAAATAAATTCCCCGACCGTGCGAGGCGTGAGATAGAACTTTGGTGCAGGTTGGTTCACAATCTTGGTGACCAGCTCATAGACCGACTTGTCGGGATAGTCCTCACGCATAAGGAGGTATCTGCGGTAAATCTCGGTGAACATCTCACGCTTGTTGCTCCTCATTCGCGGCATGGGTTTCCCTGCCGCCATTGCCGAAATGACAATAGCCGCCCTCTCATCGCTCACCCAAAAGCGTGAGGCAGGAGACTCCGCCACCAACTCGAAAATGACAGGCATGACGATGATGCTCGCCTCGGCAAGCCGTGCGCGGTACACCCTCATCAAGTCTGCATTTCGCTCCTTTGTAAAGTCCAATATGCTGCCAAAATACTTCATTCTCAAACCTTTAATGTTCTATACAAAGGTACTTGATACAAGTCACAAAAGTTAAAAGTAAGACCACATCTTATATGGCTATTTTTGCATACAAATATTACACAACCATAAGAAAGTTAAGATAATGGCTGAAAACAATGGAGTTAAGAGCAGACGCGACCAGCAGTTGGAGCGGCTGAGAAAGAAATATCCCGACAAGAAGTTCGAGGACGATGAGGAAATCTACGGTCAGATTTCCGATGATTACGACCAATACGAGCATGACCTTGACGGCTACAAGGGCAGGGAGAAAGCCATGTCCGACATGTTTGCCGCCGACCCGAGAAGTGCGCAGTTCCTTGCCGACATGCACAATGGCAACGATCCATACGTTGGACTCGTGAAGAATTTCGGCATGGAGATACAGGACGTGCTTGACAATCCCGAAATGCAGGAGAAACTTGCCGAGGCCAACAAGGAATATGTGGAGCGCGTGGCCAAGTCGAAGCAGCTTGACGAGGAGTATGAGAAGAACATGGACGCAACCCTTGAGACCCTACGCCAGTTCCAAGAGGAGCGCGGCATGACAGACGAGCAGATAGACGATGTGGCCAACGCCATCATCGGAGTGGTGAGGGACGGAGTGATGGGCAAGTTCTCACGCGAGACCTTGGAGCTGTTCGTCAACGCCATCAACCACGATGCCGATGTAGCCAATGCAGGTGAGGAGGGACGAGTGGCAGGACGCAACGACAAGATTGTGGAGGGACTGCGCAAGCGCGACAAGGGAGACGGCACAGCACCACTGAACGGCAAGAACGGAGGCGCACCGAGCCATCAGAATAAGTCGCTGAGTATCTTCGACCTTGCAAATGAAGCCGTGTAGCCATGAAAGGAGAAGTCGTTAAGTTTCCCCCTGAGGGAAAGAGACTGCGCCCCACCAAAGGCAGCGCAGGACTATGCACCCAAGTACCGGGCGCAATGGCATCAGTAAGCAATCTCGCGAGCGCGACAGGCGGTATAGCCCCCGGCAACCTCGCACAGACCGATAGCAAATAACATTATTCACAAACTAAAATTTTAAGACATGGACGGAGAAAACGTACAAGTAGGTGGAACTACAACCACCACCCCTGCACCGGGAACAGCCGGTGTTCAGAGTCAAGTGCCGGGAGCACCCACGACCGTCAGCGGAGTGGCTGGCGCGACAGGCGGTGTCGGTCCGGGCAACCTCGTTCAGAGTGACCTTGACCAGGAACTCTACAAGTTCAAGAGTGACGACACACCGCTTATGCAGCTCATGCTGAAAGCGAAGAAAGTAAAGGTGAACTCGCCCGAGGTGGAACACTACATGATTGACGAGCCACGCTCCAGCGTGACCACGACCACCAAGGTGAACGCAGGAACAGCCAAGCAGTTCATCCTGCCGTTGCTTGCCAACGATGCGGAAATTCCTCGCTCGTATGGCACGCTGCTCGTAAAGGGCGTGGACGGATATGCCGAGGACGGCAAGACCAAGACACCGGGCAAAGACCTCATGCTTTTCGTTACAGGCCAAGACCCCACCACAAGCAACCCGATTTGCCGTGCCGTGAACGGTCCGAAGACTCAAGCGGCAGACGAGTACTGCACCACACCCGAAATTCCTGCCGGGTCAACGCTCATCATCCTTTCCAACGCCCTCTACGAGACGCAGAAGAAAGTTGACCCCGACCTCATTGTTCCGCAGCCACAGACGGTGTATCTTCAGAAGCGAGGCATGAACCAGATTGTATCTGACTACTACGAGGCGCAGAAGAAGAAAATACCGTTCGGCAAGGCTGTGATTGCAGAAGCCGCCATCACCAACTTCAAGGTACGCGGCAACCGCACCCTCTATGCAGGTCGCAGAGGCAAGATGACGGTGCAGACACCCGAGGTCGGTGCGCAGACCATCTACTTCACCGAGGGCGTGCGCTACCAAGTGAAGAATGAACTCAACCACACAGGCAAGTGGACGATTGAGGAAATCATCGCCTTGGCGAAGATGACCTTTACAGGCGAGGACGTGCCAAAGAGCGTGATTGCCCTTGCTGGCAAGAACTTCTTGGAGAACATCCAGTGCATTGACTACTCAAAGCACCCCGAAATTCAGATTACCACCAAGACCAACCCTGTGGGCTGGGTTGTAACTAACTTCCACACCGTGTTCGGAGACATCGAGTTCAAGCATGACCCGACCCTCGACCGTTTGAAGTGGAGCAACTCCGCATTCATCGTTGCGCCCGACCGCCTTGTACACTACCAGTACTCGGCAGAGCACTCGTCGAAAGACCGTGTGGAGGGTGAGGAGGCAACACGCGAGTCAATCCTCGTGTGGGACGCACTCGCACTCAAAGGCTCATGCCATATCTGGATTAACGGTGAGGGCGACAACGAGAACAGCACAGCCGTACAAATCCACTTATGGGACAGCGCAGAAGCACCCGAAAGCCCTGTTGAGGGCGGTGTGTACTATCTGTTGCAGGACTGCCCCGGCATCAATGCCGATGCAGTGAGCGGTCAGATGTGGCAGTACAAGAGTTCAGCATGGGTGGAGTACGCAGGTGATGTGATGGCAGCCGAGTAACCCATTTTTCAAAACAAACCAATCATCAACCAATAGAGGCGGATAGGTAGCAATGCCGTCCGCCTTTATTTATAATAAGACAACAAAAATGAAAAAGAAGAGAATAACCTACGGAGTGTACGGCATGATGGAATACCAGACTATCATCAAGATAGGCAGAGCCACACTCAAAGTATTGTTCACTGACGGCTCAATGACCGCCATCGGACAGAACCCTGCCAAGTACACCACAAGCGACTTCCTTGTGCAGCGTGCCATCGAGAACAGCAGCGAGTTCAAGAAAGGACGCATTATGGTTGTGAACACCATCGAACTTGACGAGGAGGTGCGCATTGAGCGCAACCCTGCCAAGCCGAGCACGCAAACGACAAAGGTGGCGGCAAAGACTGTGATTGAAGATAAACCTAACGAAGCCTCTATAAGCCTTTCTAAGCCTGTGGCAGAGAATGGTGTTTTGAGTGGCACGGCAGACGAGCCGACCGATGATGCCAATGCTGGAGATGCAGAGGAGGTCAAGGACGAGACCCCTGCTGACATAGAGGACACATCAGACGAGGCAACCGAGGAGGAAGCAACAGATGATGTAGCCGAAGAGAGCGCAACCGCAGAGGGCAAGACCGAGGTGGAGTTTACCGACAATCAAGAGGCTAAGGATTATCTCTTGAAGAACTTTGGCGTGAAGCCCGGCACGATGCGCAACCGAGATGACATCAAGGCAGTCGGCTTGACCTACGGTGTGACCATCACGTTTGCCAACGAGAACAAGGACAAATAAACGACAGGCGATATGGTGTACAAGATAGAAACCGTTTCGCAAGATGTGCGTATCGCCATTGACGAGAACAAGACCAGCGAGCAGCTTCTTGGCGATGAGGACATTGACACCTTATCGCTGAACGAGATTGTACGCTCGAAGATAGAGGAAGCCGTGCGCAGGGTGGAGACCACCGCGCCAACCTTTCTGCTGGAGGAGGGACACACGTTTGGCGACAGCGTGTATTGGGAGGACAACAACAGCGGCTGGACGCTGCTGCCCGATGATTTTATGCGCTTGATAGCATTCCGCATGAGCGACTGGGAGCGCACCTGCCA